CCTTTTTGATTCCTGCTGAAAGCGAGGAACACTATGCCGAGGATACCAGACCACCCCTGTTCGCACCCGGGCTGTCCGAGGCTGGTGCCAAGGGGAAAGAAATACTGCGATGAACACGCCGCCCAGCACCCGGAAGAATCCCGGTCTGGTGGCGGCAGGGGCTATGGCAGCAGGTGGAATAAAGCAAGGAAACGGTTTCTGGAAACGCACCCGTTGTGTGCGGAGTGCATGAAAGCCGGCCGCTACGTCAGGGCGACCGACGTCGACCACATCGTGCCGCACCGGGGAGACCCCGTGCTGTTCTGGGACGAGGGCAACTGGCAGGCGCTCTGCCACCGCTGCCACAGCGTCAAGACCAGGAACGAGGACCATGACCCGGTGTACACCTACTGAGAGAAAGGATGGGTGCCATGTACTACAAGCTGAAGCCCTGCCCGCACTGCGGAGGGGAAGCCTACCTTGAGCGCGCGCACCGCGCCTTCATCAACGCCCAGACCACCCGCGTAGCCTTTGTGCGCTGCACTGTCTGCAACGCACGCTCCGGCCGCTACAAGCTGGAGGACTACGGCACGCCCAACCACTCCGCCGACGCGGAGAGACTGGCAGTCGAGTCGTGGAACAGGCGCGACGGCTGACCGCCCCGGGGCCGGGCTCACTTCTCTGTGCTAAAGCGTGCCGGAGACCGTCGGCCCCTGCCGCGTGCGAAAAAGGCGAAATCTGAAGGGTAATTAAAGGGTCCCTGGAAAGGAGGAACTGACCATGCCCACCAAATCAAACAACATCGGCGGACGGGGCGGCGCAAGGCCGGGAGCCGGACGCAAGAAAACCGCCGTGAAGGATAAAGCCGCCGCGGGCAATCCGGGCGGCCGCCGTCTGGAAATGCTCGACATCCCGGAGGTGGAGGGTGCTGAGATGCCAAAGCCCCACGACTTCCTGTCAGCCGACCAGCGCGACGGCACGCCATTGCAGGCAAAGGAAATCTACGAGGAGACCTGGCAGTGGCTGAAGCAGATCGGGTGCGCTGCGAAGGTGTCCCCGGCCCTGCTGGAACGGTACGCCATGAGCAGCGCCCGCTGGATTCAGTGCGAGGAGATGACCAGCAAGCTGGGCTTCCTCGGAAAGCATCCGACCACGGGCAAGCCGATCCCGTCGCCGTTCATCAACATCGGCATCCAGTATATGAACCAGGCGGTGCGGCTCTGGAATGAGATTTTCCAGGTCGTGAAGGAAAACTGCTCCACCGATTATGACAGCGGACCGTCACCGCAGGACGACCTGATGGAACGTCTGCTCCGGGCGCGGGGCAACTGAAATATACATTCACGGAGGAACTGATTATGTATGAGAAAGTAAACATGGCGCACCCGGACAAAATCTGTGACCGCATCGCCGGGGCGCTGGTGGACAAAGCCTATGCCCAGGAGGATGACCCGCGCATCGCCGTCGAGGTTCTGCTCGGTCATGGCGTCTGCCTGGTGATCGCGGAGACGTCCGTCCATATCCCTGCGGAATATGTGAAAGACACCGTCCACAGGATCGCAGGGAGCGGCATCGTCGTACAGTATGTTGAAGTCCAGCAGGACGCACACCTCGCCCAGAATCAGGCAGGCGGTTTCCGCTGCGGGGACAACGGCATCTTCAAGGGTGTGCCGGTCACGCCGGAGCAGAGGGAGCTGGTGAAGACCGCATGGGACATTTACACTAAGTACCCCTATGACGGGAAGTACATCCTGGACGGCGGCCGCCTGATCATCTGCCAGAGCAATGTTTCCACAGCCCAGCTGAAAGAGATGTATCCCGGTGCGGAAATAAACCCGCTCGGCGAGTGGACCGGCGGCACGGAGGTCGATACCGGAGCCACGAACAGGAAGCTGGGCAGCGACATGGCGGATTCCGTCACGGGCGGCGGCCTTCATGGGAAGGACCTGTCGAAAGCCGATGTGTCCGTCAACATCCACGCTTTCCTGAAAGCCCAGCGCACGGGACAGCCTGTTGAACTGTGCTGCGCCATTGGCGACGATGCCGTGGACGACCTGCCCTACAGGGAGATCGTGGAGGAGGCGCGGGAATACATCCGATCCCTCGGCGGCTTTGAGCGGTTTGCGGAATGGGGGTTGGTACGATGAACATGACGTCTGAAATGGAGCGGGTCCCGGTAGACCGGCTCATACCGTATATCAATAACGCAAGAACACACAGCCCGGAGCAGATAAAGAAGCTCCGGGCTTCTTTACGGGAATTTGGCTTTGTGAATCCCGTCATCATCGACCGGGAATACAACGTGATCGCCGGTCACGGCCGCATCATGGCGGCGAAGGAGGAAGGCATCACCGAGGTTCCCTGCGTCTATGCCGACCACCTGACCGAGGCGCAGAAGAAAGCCTACATCCTGGCGGACAACCGTATGGCGCTGGACGCCGGATGGGATGAGGAGATGCTGCGCGTCGAGATCGAAGCCCTGCGCGAGATGGAGTTCGACCCCATGCTGGCGGGTTTTGATGAAAAGGAACTGGAAGCCCTGTACGCCGGGGATGGCGATGACGCGAAGGATGATGATTTTGACCTGTCCGCCGCGCTGGAAAAAGCGTCCTTTGTGGAGCCGGGCGACATCTGGACGGTCGGCAGGCACCGCCTGATGTGTGGGGACGCTACCAAAGCGGAGGATGTGGAAACGCTCATGGGCGGCGAACGCGCCAACCTGATCGTGACCGACCCGCCGTATGGGGTGTCCTTCAAGAGTTCCAGCGGCCTGACCATCCAGAACGACAGCATGAAAAACGAGGAGTTTTATGAATTCCTCCTATCCGCTTTCCGGGCGATGGCGGCGGTGCTGGAAAAAGGTGGCGCGGCTTATGTGTTCCATGCTGACACCGAAGGTCTGAACTTCCGTCGGGCGTTTATCGACGCCGGGTTCCATCTCGCCGGATGCTGTATCTGGGTGAAGGATTCCCTGGTGCTGGGACGCTCCGACTACCAGTGGCAGCACGAGCCTATTTTGTATGGCTTCCTCCAGAACGGGAAACATCCGTGGTACTCCGACCGGAAGCAGACCACCATCTGGAACTACGCCAAGCCCAAGCGGAACGAAAACCATCCGACCAGCAAGCCGCTGGATCTCCTGGGCTACCCGATATGCAATTCCTCTCAGGAAAACGCAATCGTGATCGATACCTTCGGCGGTAGCGGCTCTACCATGATGGCCTGTGAGCAGACCGGAAGAATCTGCCGGATGATGGAACTGGACCCCAAGTACGCATCCGTCATCCTCCGCCGCTACGTGGAGGACTTCGGCAACGCCGACCAGGTGTATGTGGAGCGCGATGGGGTGCGGCTTGGGTACGCCGACCTTGTGAAAGAGGTGGAAAGCCATGAATGATAAGAAAAGAACACTGACCCTCGGCAGCCTGTTTGACGGCTCCGGGGGTTTTCCTTTGGCTGGGGTGCTTTCGGGCATCCGGCCGCTGTGGGCATCCGAAGTGGAACCCTTCGCCGTCCGGGTCACCACAAAGCGTCTGCCGGGGATGAAGCACTACGGTGACGTATCAAAACTGAGCGGCGCGGAACTGCCGCCCGTGGACATCATCACCTTCGGCAGCCCTTGCCAGGATATGTCCATCGCTGGCAAGCGCGCCGGCCTTGAAGGGGAACGCAGCGGACTGTTCCATGAGGCGATCCGCATCATCAAGGAAATGAGGGAGAAAACGAATGGAGAATATCCGAGATACTGCGTCTGGGAAAATGTCCCAGGCGCTTTCAGTTCAAACAACGGCGAGGACTTCAAAGCAGTCCTCGAAGCGGTTATCGGTGTCAAAGAACCGTCCTGCGAGATGCCTGCGCCTGGTAAAAACGGATGGTCCTACGCCGATGTATACCTGGGAGACGGATGGAGCGTGGCTTACCGACTTCTCGACGCTCAATTCTGGGGTGTTCCCCAGCGCAGAGCAAGAATCTTTCTTGTCGCGGATTTTGCAGGCGAACGTGCCGGAGACATACTCTTTAAGTCCGAAGGCTTGTCTGGGTATTCTGCGGAGGGCTTCGAGGCGTGGGAAGGAACTGCCAGAAATCCTGCGGCTGGCTTTGGAGAGGCAGGCGGGCCTGCTGTCTGCGTAAATCCCCAGGGCTCCTCCGGTATCCAGGTATCCGAGGACAAGACCGGGACGCTGGTGGCGCAGGATCACGGCCATCATCCGGCTGTGCTGGCGGCGGGATTCTGCACCGAGCATTCGGCAAAGAGCCGTACCATCGGATATGAGGAAGAGACCTCGCCCACGCTCCGTGCCGGAGTGGTACCTGCGACCGTGTATGAGAACCACTCCCAGGACTCCAGATACACCGGGCCTTTGGAAACCGCGCCGACCGTCAGTGCGACCTACGGCATGGGCGGCAACAACCAACCTTTCGTTGTGGAGGAGATCGCCGTTCCCTACACGCTGAAAATCCGTAGCGGAAAGGAAGGCGGCGGGAAGGGCGCTCTCTGGCAGGAAGACAAATCCGCCACGCTGGCAACGTCCAACGACCAGGCGCTGTTCGCTCCTGCCGTGGGCTTCGACCGCTACAACGGCGACCTGACCGGCGAGGTAGCGCAGACCATCAACGCCTGTGCCGGGACCAGCGGGGACAACCAGCCGATGGTGTTCGAGCAGAAGGCCTTCGGCATCAGCAGCGAACAGAGCCACGCCATGCTTTCCGACAATCCCCATGCGGGTGTGTATGAAGCGGAAACCGCCAGGACACTGGACGCTCAGTGCGGACATCCCGGCTGCCACCAGGGAGGGATCGCCGTGGTGGAGAAAGCCTACTCCCTGCAGGGAAACATGATCGGACGCTCCGAGAAGAACGGACCACAGGGCAAGGGCATCGGCGAGGATGTCGCCTTCACGCTCACGGGTACCGATCAGCAGGGCGTGGCAGCGCCGGTCTATCATGGAACGAAGAATTCACATCTTACCAGTTTTTCGGATTCCCCGGCGCTGGATACGCTCGTGGCTACCGAATACAAGGAGCCGCCTGTGGTCAGCCATCATCCGTATTACATTGTACGGAGACTGACCCCTGTGGAATGCGCCCGGCTCCAGGGCTTTCCCGACTGGTGGTGTGATGATCTCGCCATTCCTGATCCGACCGATGAGGAGCTTGCCTTCTGGGCGGATGTTTGGGAGACATGGCGAAAACTCACCAATCCC